ACTCAGGCTCGTCTGGATGTTGGTCACAAAAGAGTTCAATAGCATTAGGATCATGGTGATCTCCTGCTTCAATCTCTGCTTTATGATGCTCTACATACTCTTCGAGTTCATGTAGCTCTTCCTTATAATGTCTGCGAGCTGCAGCATTAGTTGTAGGATCATCTATGATGTCTTTGTCTTTTTGAATGTGATCTTCTATACTTTTCATAATAGTTAGTTAGTAGAATTTAGATCCTCATCAGAACCATGAGAGTCTCTTTGTAATTTTAACACCGTAACGGCTTTATTGGTTGATTTATCAAAGAATCTTGATAATTTGGTAATCAAATAAAAACCACTGTTATGGATGTCTATGTCATCTGCCTCTCTATTCTCCTGAACGATAGAATTGGTTAGGACTACATTAACACGATTCCCTACTGTTAAATCGAGATTTGATGGAATTTCTATTTGCAATCCTTGTGTATTTAGGATGTAATTACGAGAAAAAGACTGTGGGATATAAAATCCTAGTCTATCTGGAGTATCACTATTATCTTTTGCTGCATCTTTATCCGAATAAAATGGTTCATTAGATACAATAGCAGTTGATATCCTAGCAGGAGTTGTAGACATAATTTCTTGTGCCTGAGTAAGACCAGCAGATCCTAAATGTGATTGCTTATCATACTGAGTTGAGTACTGATAAACAGACTTCTCATACTCCATAGTATCAATATTAAAAGTCTGCAATTCTGTGTTATAAGCACCTAAACGTAGACCTTCCATAATATTAATCTCGCTAGTGAATTCAACTTTTGTAATTATATACTCCTCAGAAGCTCCAGTATCACTCACTTGATCTGTAAGAGTTACGATGTCCTCTTCCAAACCAGCACCACCTTTAGTAGGATCACATAAAGTATCAAGTGCTCTAAAATTGAAACCATCTTTGTTCCTATAGAATAAAAATCCAGCTGAACCAGTAGCCAGTTTAACATCATCACCAACAGTTCCACCAGTATCACCTTGTTTTTGATATGGTATTGACCTAGGTTGCAATGAATGGCATATACTAAAAGGAGATTTATTTCCAGGACTCAGAACCATTCTATTGTTTGTAACATCAGTATTAATAGTAGAATCTGGAAAATTTTCACTTATAATACTTTCAACTATTTGATGTGGGGATCCCTTTAGAGTTTTATTTAATTTGATTCTCTCATTCTCTATTGCCTCTGCTGTAATCAACCCAAGATTATAAGACTGCAATCCATCACGAATAGAAACATCACCAATCCTATAAACATGAAAATCATACTCATGTTGATCTCCATTACAATCAGTGATCTTAATATTAACTTCTTCATACCCTTGTATAGGTAAATTTCCACGAACATTAATACCAGAGTCAACTATCATTAAATTAGCACTAACAAAACCAGTAGTAATATCCTCATAATACTTAAATCCAAGTACCAATGGTGCTATCTCAACAGTCTCTGCTCCATCTGTTAATGGAGTAATACCAACAGAGTCTAAAGTAAAATCGTATGCGTTATAACCTTGATTCGTCATGTTAGAGATAGCATAGTAAGGTGTTTAATGCTTGCAACATTAGTGTCTTCAAGTGATGGACTTGCAGTTTCGGAATTTGATGAATTATTTTCAGTTTTATTCTCTGGTATTTTTATTGGATTATTAAGTTGAACAATAAGAGGTTGTGACTGATTAACACCCTTAGTAAGCATCTGTTGTATATTTGTATCTGGTTTTAACAAACTACTACTAGAATCATTACTCATATCTAAGAAATTAGAAGGTTTCCATCCTTCTGGTTGTATAGAGTTAGCACTATCTTGCCAAGAGTAATGGAAGAAATTACCTTTCTCATGGAACATAGGATCTTCATCTGCAACTCTATTATGTAATTGTGATTGTCCTTTAAAATCAGTCCTACCATCTAAGATTTTAAGTGCCTCAAGTATTCCAGCTTGACCTTCATCACTCTTTAAATCTTGTAGAATTGTTGGATCATGGTACATCAAACCTTTCTCATATGCTTCATATTGACCATCTGCTTTAATAATCTCTTCAATAGTACCATCACCTCTTGCATACCTATTAAGTATAGAAGCAACAACACCATACACATCATCTGTACCTAAAGCAGCTTCACCACTTACAGCATAAGCCAACCACTTCCAATCATCATCAGTTAATGAAGAAAGTGAATTGTTAGTTTGATTTGTAGTACTTGTCTGGAAAAAACTATTACCATTGGTCAACCCCAATCCAGATAAATCTGTAGAGGCGACCAAAGTTTCTTTCCCAAGTAGATTATCCCCACCCCAAGTATTATTACTAGAAAGTTCATCATTTTTATCTTCTTTTGTCCAATCTTTAGTTCCATCTCTATCAATGTTTTCTTCATTTAAAGACTCAATAAACAGCTTATATTGCTCACCATCCATAGGAACATCTATTCCTAATTCTTTTGGATCTATACCCAATTCCTTTAATTTCTCTAGAACTTTTCTATTATAATCAATCTTTTTATCTCCAATCCTCATAGGAGCAGAACCACCCATACTAACAACAGACTCAAGTATTCCCCAAAGTTGTTGTAATCTGAATAACGGGTTATCTTTCCATTTCTCTTCCTTTAAAATTTCATCTACCAATCTCTGAACTTCTTTTTTCTGACGTTCAATATCTGTTTTTGCAATACCTTGAGCTTCCGCATTTACATCCCATCTCTCCATAGCATCGTGAATCTGTCCAGTAATAATTCCTGTTATTATACCTACTATACCACCCTTGGTTACATTTTTCCAATTGACCTTTGAAAGATTTTTAGGGTTCAACATATTTCGCAAAGCCTTCCAATCAAACTTAGGTTTTACATTAGTTTTTGGAATCTCAATTATTTCACCAGCAATTTCATCACCTTGATTTAAAATACCCTTAAATCCATCATCGACACTGTTAGTAATAACATCATCACCACTACCTTTAATAGCATCATCGATACCACCTTTAACACTATCATCAATACCTTGTGTTACAGTCGATCCATCTGGAGTAACAAGTTCTTCTACTAATTCTTCTACTACCTCATCACCTTCTTGAAATATCTGTGCATTAGACTCAGGTAATTGAAGTTGTTGGTTCTGGTTAACTTTAACTTTAAGTTTGAATAATTTCTTTAAATTCTGAAGCCATTGATTAGTTTTTTGCCCTTTTGGATTATAAGTATCCAAATCAATAACAGCATCTTTTGGATCTACACCAAGACCTTGATTAACCTTTATATTTGAGTTACCAATATTTGTTGTCTTTGGTTTAAACCAATTCTTCATTGATTGGAAAACACCAGCTAAACCAAGAGCTTTAAGTGAGGCAGCTACAATACCCTTAAGACCAACAGCAGCACCTACTTTAAGAGCTAAAGGTAAAGCTTTAAGTGCTAATACACTTGTTAGAATTGGTTGTAATACACTCGTTAAACCACCAAGCAATCCATCATTACACTCACAATTTCCTTTTTTCTTTTCAAGGTTTCTTGTATCATAAGGATCTAAAGTACCAGATAAGTCTTCTATCTGTTCTAACCTACTTTCTCTTCTAAACCTTTTCTGCTCATTTAAAGCTTTTTGATCTATTTCAACAGATCCCTTCAATAATTTTGTTTGTGCTCCCAATAAAGCATTCGTTGCTTCAATTTCTTCTACTACCGTATATAATACATCAATAACCTGACTACCTGGATCCTCTCCAACCAAATCTGTATTTACCAAATTTGTTGGCTTTGGTCTATAAAAAACATCAGCAACAGACTCTATCAAAGATGTTTGAGGTTGTAATACTGCTATAGCAGTTTCATCAACTGGATCTGGTTTCCCATCTTCACCCTTCTTATTCCTCCTTTTATTAAGCTCCTTCCTAGCCTCTGCTATCGCCTTTTCAAGTAACGATCCAGAAGTAGTTTGGTAGTCTTGGGTTCCTGAAGCCATTATTTTTGTTGATTCTTTTGTTCTTCAAGATATTGGGTAAGAAGTGCGAGGTACACAATTCGTTCCCAAGGAATCATATTATCTAGCTCTGTTAAACTATATTTATGGTGGTGCATTAAGGCAAAGTTTGTCTGAAAGTACTCTTCCAAAGATGTATGGAAGAGTGCTATGCGAAAAAACTCTGTATTCCCTCCAATGTATACTTAGATTCTTTTCCTGTATTTGGATTTTTTATAGAGAAACTATGACTTAATTTAGGCATAGTCTCAAAGAACTTAGCAATTTTATTAAATTGTCTCTGAGTGAGACTTTCTAAAAAAGTTCTCAATTCTTTAGGTGTACAATCACTAGACTCTGTTACATCTTCACCTTCAAATATCTGATCAATTGAATCAATAATAATCTGAACTCCATCAACTTCATGTTCTGGTCTAAATCCAGTCTCTACAAAATGATCTAAACTAGGATATTTCATAATAAGACCAATATCTTTACTAATCATAATCTTTTCATTATGACCTTTTGGTTTCACTACCTTAATATCATTAATATCGATGGTGTGTTGTACTTGAGTCTTATTATCATCAAGACACTTAACAGTAACAGTTATTTGCTCTCCAACAGATGCACCACGAATCTTCAAAAATAAGTATTCTAGATCAAAACTAGGAAGTTCTTCTACCTTGACACCACGTGTTGTTATACAAGACTTTAATACATCAACAATTGCTTGTGTTGCTTGCTTTTCATCCTTTGAATCCAATGCAATAAGAAGAACTTTCTCTTCTTTAACAAGAAATGGGCGGTATTTAATCTTCTTTCCGTTTGACGGTAATTCCAATTCATAAGTTGGAGCGACAACCTTTGGTAATGCCATAATATTGTTTTATTAATTATTTAGTCGGGGTTAAAAGCTTTTAATTTCTCTGGAGGTGTATCTAATTTAGTGATATCGTTATATTTAACAAAGTGCTTACTATAATAGAAATTAGCAGTAACTTTAACTAACTGAGAAGAACCACTAAATGATAACGGAACAGAATCTACAGAGTATGGGTATGCTTCTTGCATAACATGAACTGTCGAACACCTTCCAATATCACTATCATGACCCTTTTCAGCCTTACCTATCATTACTGTAGCTAGATACTTCTCTGGGAATCTAAGTCTAGTAGATCTATTACGAACCTTTGTATCACTATCAGATAACATACTCTTTGTATCTAGATTAGTTTTTGCTGGATAGTATCCATCCTTATCATAAACTTCATTGTCTGCTGGATTAGTCTCTTGAAAAATAAACTGCCACCAAGCTTGTGCAAACTTATATGGTTCCATATTAGCATCAGCCATCCATGATAAGGAAAAATCGGTATACATCTTAGTATGTGGATAAGATATAGCACCTTCACCAAGATATCTACCAGTCAACTGTCCAGTTGCTGATTGAGAAGGTGGTAAATTTGCCTCATCACAAAAACCTTCGTATATATCTTCAGAAACACCAGTTGATGCGATATAGTCCTTCAAAGATCCAGTTGAATCTCCATTGTCCAATACAAATTTTACAGTATAGCCTGTGGATAAAGCCATACCACCACGTTTTGCTATCCGATTAACATATTCGGAAATTTTAGTCATCTACTCTAAATAGTGTTGTGGATTCTATAGTATATATGGCTTATTCTGGATTGTATAAACCAAGAAACCCTAAAAAGTACAAGGGCAATCCCACAAGAATTATATACAGATCTATGTGGGAACGAAAGTTCATGGTATTTTGTGATAGCACTCCATCAATAATTGAATGGGGTAGTGAAGAAGTAATTATACCATACAGATCACCAAAGGACGGTAGAGTTCATAGATATTACCCAGATTTCTATGTAAAAGCGGTTACTAAGGAAGGTCATACGACCAAAAGCATAATCGAAATTAAGCCAAAGAAACAGACTAAACCTCCAAAGAAACCAAAACGTCAAACTATAGGATACAAAAAATCAGTTCTAACATACCTAATAAACCAAGCTAAATGGGAAGCTGCTGAAAACTACTGTGATCACAGAAGTATGACCTTCAAAATACTAACAGAAGACCAATTACATGTCTGAAACCTTATTCGAGACAATTAAAGAAAGAGCAGGTGATCAACCAAGATCTGTTGGTTGGTATAGAAAACAACTGCGATATTTAGCTGCAGACTACCATAATAAGCCAATACAACAACTATTATCAGATGAAGCAGCAGATTCTCTGACCGATGAAAACTTTCAAGATTCAAATCAATCAAGAAAGGAAGTTAGAAAGGGTCATCTATATCTATTTGAGTATAAAGCATCATCAAAATGGTTAAAATGGTATGATACTTATCCTCTAGTATATGTAGTAGATAGAGCTCAAGATTACTTCATAGGTTGCAATTTTCATTATATCAATCCAAAATACAGACCTAAGATCATCGAAACCTTAACTAAAGATGATATACTCAGTGTTCCCAAGGGTTCCTTCCATAAATACTTAGTAGAAAACGTAAAAAGTGGAAAATACCTAGATTTAGGTGTAGCAGAATGGATGACTGCTATAATGATACCTATAGATAATTTCGTCTATATAAAGAACAATAAACAATTTAATGTACGAAAAAATGATGTTTGGGATGATTCCTATAAAAATAGGAAGCGAAGAGTGAGAATGAAACGTACTATAGAACTATACCCCAATCAAACATCATGACAGAAGAAGCTAAAACTGGTGCAGGTAAAACCTTAAGGTATCCTCGTGATTTGAAGATAGATACAGATACCGATTATATAGAATTTGAATTTTATTCATACAGAGCACCATTTAAAAAATATGGTTCTTACAACTTACCTGATGGAACAACTCAAGGGGGTAGATCAAATCCTCAAGGTGGTAAGGATAATACTAGAAATAGGGGTTTAAATAATACTTGGAGAGATGCTCTTGCGAAATATAACCAATTAGGAGATAAAGGAGAAAACGAAGCTAATTGGGCTGGTAACTTTGGAAAGAAAGCAAGATCATTTGCTGGTACAATACAATTGTATATGCCTCAAGATGTAAGTACATCATTTGCATCACAATGGGGTGGTAAAGAATTTAGTAATATGACTGCTGGTGTTCTATCTGGTCTGAAGGATCCAGCACAAGCATTAACTGATGGTGCTAGAACACTTCCAGCTGGAATGGTTGGACTTAAGACTGATACTATACGTTGGCTTCTAAACCAGGCAAATCAAACCGTAACTCAAAATGATGTTATGGCTGGTACATCAAATGCAATACTAAACCCCAACGTAGAATTGATGTTTGGTGGTCCTCAATTAAGGAATATAGGATTTAAGTGGAAAATGTCTGCTAGGAGTAATGATGAAGCACAAGACATAAACTCAATATGTAAGATATTCAAATATCAATCTTTAGCTACTTATGATGGACATAAAGATGATGGTGACGAAATTACAAATATTAGTGGTTGGGGTAATTTCATAAAAATTCCAGATTTAGTGAGAATGAGGTTAATGATGGGTGGTAAGCCACATCCTTACCTATCACAATATAAAGCATTAGCACTAACTAATGTTGATATCAACTACACACCAGATGGATCATATACTACATATGAAGGTGGTATGCCGACATCAGTCGAATTATCAATTCAAATGGTAGAAACAAAAATTGTCTACAAAGACGATATCTGGAAACAAGACAAGGAGTGGTCATACTAATGTATTTTTCTATTTTACCAAACCTCTACTATGATAAGAAACCACAGAGTTTCCCATTTTCTAGTGCAGACTTTATAGTAGTAAAAAACTTCTTCAAGAGATATCAAATACACAAAGATGTATTCAACCATACTGTATTTTACAACAAATATGCAATAGAGAATGATCTAAGAATAGAGCAAATTGCAGAAAAAGTATATAATGACGTAAATCTTGATTGGGTGATAGCTTTAACCAATAACATAACTAACGTACATAAGGATTGGCCACTATCTAACTATTCCCTACAAAAATGGTTAAATGATAGTTACGAGAACCCAGAGTCTATAATCAAATATTATGAAATTACAGAAGATGTTAAAAATGACTCAGGAACGGTATTTTTGAAAAAGGGGCAAAAAGTTGATAAAACCTTCCATGAAGGTAATTTCCAATATAACAACGAAGACACAAATAACTCAATTTCAACAATTCCTGGAAATACGATAAGTTCTCCAATTTCGTTATTTGACGATGAATTTAGAAAAAACGAAGCAAAACGAGAAATCTATATTTTAAAGAGTAAGTGGGTTAAACCATTAGTAGATGACCTAAAAAAACAGAGCACCTACAAGAAGTGCTCTGCATTCATTTCTTCTAAATTAAAAGAAACATTAGTTTAGATCGACTTTTTTAGTCAATTTTTGTCGGGATTTTTTTTCCCGAATTCCCATAATAAAAAATTCAATTTCGCCACATATATACTAGTCTTCTTCTGCTAATTTAGCAAAGTAACTCAAAGCATCATCATCATCGGCCACAGGCGATGGTTCACTCTTAGGTGTATTAAACTTAGGAGCAGATGATGTAACTGGTACAGGTACTTCAACTTCTTCTCTATAAACTGGAGTTGGAGCTGGAGCACTATTAAGTACCAACTGCAACCTGTTATTCAGTTCTTCGTATGATTTGAACTGGTCTGGTGCTGTGAATGCTTTGAGACTGTGCTCCTCCTTGTAAATAGCTTCCAATTCAGAATCATCTGAACTAAGAGCACTAGGAGAATCGAACTCACTGCTATCATAATTCCAGAAACCTGCTACTGTCTTAATCTTCAACTTGAAGTTAGCACCTTCCCAAAGATCGAATACATCAACTGGTGTCTCGTCTTGGAATTCTGGTTGCATTGCTGCAAGGATCTTATCAAAGATTTTCTTACCGTAACGATAAAGGAATACTTTACCTTCATTGTTAGGATCATTTGTATCTTTAACAACATAGACATTACTATAGTAAGACAGTCTACGTTTTTGCTTACGTGCTAACTCTTTACCTTCTTCAGTACCTGCATTCCAATGTTGTCTATTAACCTCACCAACAGGATCCTTTTGATTAAGGGTTGTTAGGGAGTTTTCAATGTACCAACCGCCAGGTCCTTGGAATGCATGAGAATATACTTTTGCCCAAGGAATACCTGGAGTACCATCTGCATTTTTATCTTGATCTGGTGGTGGAAGGAATCTGATAACAGCGTATCCACTACCTGATGAATCAAGTCCTGGTTTCCAGAACCTATCATCTACATTACTATTACTGCTTGTCTTTTCTAACTCTTTCTGTAAAAATTCAAAATTTGCTTTACTCTTTCTCTTTAACTCTGCGAACGACATAGGATTTATTAGATTTAATTGG